GTCTTGACGCCCTTGCAGATATGTGCAACCTACGGTGCAAGGGAGATACACAGTTAGAGACTAGGCTAGTAGCTAATGAGGTATGCAACAGTATGCATAAGCTATTCCCTTTGTCTTGGAAAGCATTGAGAGGACTATACGGATGATGGAGCTATCGCTCATAAGAACCCTACACGATCAGGAGTTCTATGAAGATCACAAGGGTATCAAATGTCCTGACAAGTTGTTCACTAAAGATATGCGTAAGATCAAGCAGGTCTTAGACGATGCAATGGATAAGTATGACCGTACTATATCTACCTCAGAGCTAGAGGCTCTGTTCTTCTCCCAGTACAGCACTCTAACTACAGCCAATAAGGTTCTCTATGAGGGTCTGTTCTCCAAGCTACGCAAAGAGGCTCCTATGTCTAGGGATGTAGCCTCTGATGTACTGTCTCGTATGTTTCAGCAGCACGTAGGGGAGCAGGTAGCTAACTTAGGATTCGACTACGTTAACGGTAAGCTTACATCCCTTGAGCCACTACGTCAGGTACTAGAGGCGCATGAGGATAACTTCATGCCTAACATGAATGTTGAGTGGGCTGACATCGACATTGATACTATCCTTGAGGCAGGTAACACACAGTCACAGTGGAAGTGGAACATACCTAGCCTCGCCGGGCGCATAGAAGGGATCAGCAGTGGTCACTTTATTATTGTGGGTGCCAGACCCAACACAGGTAAGACAAGCTTCCATGCATCTACTATTGCATCGCCTAAAGGTTTCGCAGAGCAGGGTGCTAAGTGTATGGTGTTGTGTAATGAAGAAGAGTATGTACGTGTAGCTGAACGCTACCTGTGCGCTGCTGCCAGTATGGACACAGATGAGATCAAGTCTAACTATGCATTAGCTGCAGCTAGGTACAAGAAGGTGCGTGAGAAGATCAGCATGTTTGATAGCACAGGTAAAGACTTAGGTTGGGTAGAGAACATCATTAAGCATAGCAAGCCAGACATAGTTGTACTTGACATGGGTGATAAGTTTGCTGTAAAGAGCAGTGACAAGTCAGACGTGTACCTAAAGGCTGCTGCTATCCATGCTCGTAACATAGCTAAGAAGTATAGCTGTGCTATTATATGGATGAGCCAGTTGTCTGCTGATGCACAAGATAAAGTATACCTTGATCAGTCTATGCTGGAAGGTAGTAAGACAGGTAAGGCAGCAGAGGCAGACCTCATGTTGTTGATAGCTAAGAACCAAGTTACTGAGGGTGACGATGAAGATAACCAACGTCATATCAATGTAGCTAAGAACAAACTAAAGGGTGGGTGGCACGGGGTTGTCCACTGCGAGTTAGACGGGGCGAGATCACAGTATCTAGCCTAGAGAAAGGACTACAATGCGGTTTGTATTAGACGTAGAGAATACCACACAGAAGAGGAACAACAAGTTATTCCTAGACCCTTGGGAGCCTGACAACTTCTTAGTTAATGTGGGTGTACGTGATGTAGATGATGGTAATGAGGCTCTAACGTTTGATCTTCAGCACAAAGAATACGTTGATCAGTCAGGGGTTGAAGCTAGACGTATCCAGAAGATACTAGATCACACTACCCTGCTCATTATGCACAACGCACAGCATGACTTAGCTTGGCTGTGGGAGTGTGGATTCAAGTACGATGGTAACATATGGGATACCATGTTAGCTGAGAGTATATTACTCAGAGGAAACAACCTAGAGATCACGCCCAATGGCGTAGCTAAAAAAATATCTATGTCTCTAGGCAACACAGCTATCCGTAGAAACCTTGAGTTCCAAAAGGATGACACCCTAAAGAAGTACTTCAAGGAGGGGTATAATACAGATGAGATACCATTGTCAGAATTGACTTTTTATCTTGAGGCAGATTGTAACACCACTGCTGCACTGTTTCACGCACAGGTTGCAGACTTTGCTGCACCTGAGTCAGCAAGTCTTATCAAAGTGAGAGACATTACGTTTGATGTATGTAAGCTACTTACCCGCATGAAGCAGACAGGTATGAAGGTAGACCGTAAGGCTCTGGATGCAGTACGTAAGGAGTATGAAGAGGAGCGTGGCTCTATCCAATCACGGCTACAGATGCAGGTACGTGAGGTTATGGGTGACACACCTGTTAACTTGAATAGTCCAGAGCAGATGTCTCAGGTAATCTTTAGTCGTAAGCCTCACTCGAAAGATGACTGGCCTAATCTATTTGATAACTGCAAGAAGTTAAGCGAACTAAAGGAGATAATTAATGCTAACAGTGATCTTCTGTATCGCACTGAGGCGTTCACTTGCCCTACATGTGAGGGCAGTTCTGAAATATATAAGATAAGAAAGGATGGCAGTAAGTATGCTAGACCTAACAAGTGTAAAGACTGTGACGCCAGAGGCTACCAACTTAAGAAGCAATCTCGTATGGCTGGGTTTGGGTTCTTCCCTCCTAATGCTTCTTGGGTTAGTGCTAGTGGCTTCTCTACAGGAAAAGACGTACTAGATATTCTTAGGGCTACAGCAATAGATAACAACATGGATGTGGCTGTTAAGTTTCTTGAGGACTTGAAGCGCCTCAATGCTGTATCTAGTTATCTGTCAAGCTTTGTTGATGGCATTGATACTTACACTAAGCCAGACGATATACTACATGTGTCACTAACACAGCACATTACATCTACTGGCAGGTTCAGTGGGCGTGAGCCTAACATGCAGAACATGCCTAGAGGTGGGACGTTCCCAGTGAAGCGTGTGTTTATATCACGATGGGAGGGTGGCAAGGTTATGGAGGCTGACTTTGCACAGCTAGAGTTTAGGGCTGCAGCGTTCCTATCACAAGACCCTGTAGCTATGGAAGAGATCAACACAGGCTTTGATGTACACTCCTACACGGCACAGATCATTAGTGATGCAGGTCAGCCTACTACTAGGCAAGCTGCAAAGGAACACACCTTCGCCCCTCTCTTTGGTGCTACAGGGTTTGGCAGAACCAAGGCAGAAGCTGCATACTATCACCACTTCCTTGATAAGTATAAAGGCATAGGAGAGTGGCACAAGAAGCTAGGCAGTGAGGCTATACGTCTACAGAAGATAACCAATGTATCAGGTAGGCAGTATGCTTTTCCCGGCACACATCGCAGAGCCAATGGCACACCTACTAACTTCACTAGGATTAAAAACTATCCAGTGCAGGGGTTTGCTACTGGTGATGTTGTACCTGTTGTATTACTTGAGATAGATAACAGGCTCAAAGGTTTACGGTCACGGCTGGTGAACAGTGTTCATGACTCAGCGGTGATAGACATACACCCACAAGAAGAGAAGGAGGTGCTAGGTATTATTGACAATGTTAATGAAAACCTAGATGCAATCATCAACAGATACTATGGGGTAGAAATGAATGTACCCTTACTTTTAGAGGCCAAGATAGGACCGAATTGGCTTGACACTGTTGATGTATAATGTTATAACTACGGTTCGTTTAAAGCTCAGAAAGGATATATAATGAGCAATGAGTTGAGTACTAACTTCGCTGGATCAGACTTGGCAGCGGTAATGGGTTTCGGAGAAATGGATACGGCTACTTCTTCTGCGCCTAAGATACCCATGTTGAATCAGGTGCAAGCACCTATCATGGTTGAGCATGTTGTCGATGACGAGGTAGAAGAGAAGGTTGTAGTACCGCTTGGAGCATACAAGCTCAAAGATGGGGAAGGTAACGAGGTGTATAGTCGATCTGTATCCATCCGTTTATTTGCACAACGTCAGCAGTGGACGCAGTTCGACACTGACATAGGTAGATCACACAGCACAGTCATGGTTACTAAACTGAAGGGTGACTTGAAGGATAGTAGGGGTACGTTTAATCTAGGCCGAGATAGTAAGTACAGGACACCAGAAGAGTGGGCTGCTTTAGATGAAGACTACAAGGCCCGTCAAAGCAGTGTGAAGAACTCTAAAGTATTGTTTGGCAAGGTATCAATGAACAAACCTTTTGATGCTAAAGGCAATCCTATGCAAGGCTACGATGGTGAGATTGACTTTGTGTATTTCGTTAAGAACTTCCAAAGCAAGAAGTCTATGGACGCTGCACTACAGGAGATAACCGCTAAGAAGCTGTTACCTATTGAGCATACTATCAAGCTGGCATCTAAGAAAGAGAAGATGTCTACTAATAGTTACGCTACTGTGGTGGCATCACTGGGTACTAAGGTGCCTATGAAGGATGATGATCAAGATACGCTACGTTCTTTTGTTGACTACATAGACAACTCTAATGATTACATTCTTAGCGAGTGGAAGAAGTTAAACAAGCCTGATGTAGCTATCTCGCCTGATGTACTTGATGCTATCGTACAGGTAGAGGAGGCTCCATACTAATATGGATATGAACCATGTCGCTGAACTTCCTATTAAGAAGTTGATGCGGGATGCTACTCTAGGCAAGTCCAGTATGTCGGAGGCAATCATTGATAAGGTTGCCTCTGATGTCAAAGAAGGCTTAGACAAGCAGTTCAATGGGGGTCCACGTGATAAGTTCAAGCTTAGAATGTCAAACATTGGACGCCCTATATGTCAACTCTGGTTTGAGAAGAATAGACCAGAAGAGAAAGAACCCATGCCAGATCAGTTCATGATGAACATGATGCTAGGTGATATAGTTGAGGCAGTGTTCAAAGGTATACTGCGTACAGCAGGGGTCAAGTTTAAAGACAACGATGTTGTGAACTTAGACTTAGGTGGTGGCAGACGCCCAATCAGAGGGGAGTATGACTTAGTTATGGAGGGCAGAGTAGATGACATTAAGTCTGCATCTGATTACTCCTACACTAAAAAGTTTGTTGACCTTGAAACCCTACAAGCCAGTGATCCTTTCGGCTACGTAGCACAGCTTGTAGGCTACGCTACAGCAGCAGGTAAGAAGGTTGGGGGATGGTGGGTAGTCAACAAAGCTAACGGCCATCACAAGTACGTCTCAGCCAAGCACGTAGACGTTGATGTAGTCTTAGAT